TTTGTCGCCTATTTTTATTTGGTCTGCTAGTGAGTAGTTTATTAGAAAGTTTATAGGCAAGAATGCTTTTGCTTTTGTTATTCTCCTCTTGCTATTAAATACTTCAGATATGTAAGTGTTGTAATACTTGTTAAATAAAGTATTTGTAAAGTCATTACCAAAAGTGTATTCATTCACTTCTAGGTTAAAATGTATATTATCCGTGCTAGTAGCAGGAGATAAAGCAACACTATTAGAAGGTATATAATAAGTTGTTATGTCATTAAAAGTACCTCCTGCTCCTGTTTCTGTATTTAAGAAACGAATAGTATCTCCTGTTACGCTTATTGCATAAGTTAATAATGGCTTGCCATAGTAAGGGTCGTTGTTATCATCTACAAACCATCCTACTTGTGGTGTTTTTATAGTCTCGGTATTTAAGTCTATTAATCTCTCATACTTCATATGCTCAAATGGAGCAACTACACTATATATATCTCCTCCTGCATCAAAGTTATCTCCGCCATCGTATTTAACAGTACCCCATCCGTTTAGACTTATTTGCTCGTGTTGTTTAGATAGTTTAGTATTTAAGTTCTCATACTTAAAGTCTATTCTTTTATATGGTAATGCTGTGTCTACTGTTCCTGTGTTTACATCTACATAGTCAGTAATATCCCAAGTAGTTGTAGAACTCTCATAGAAGCTATCTAAGGTGCGTACTATTATAATACCATCTTTCTCATAAGCAGTAAGATTAAACATCTTAAAAACGCCTGTAAGAAAGTCTATGACTTTTATATTAGGTATTTGCTCTGTGATAATAAACTCTTGAGTAAGCGGAATAGTAAATTGGTCTGTTGTATAATTGTATCCTTCAGGGTATTGGATACTTTGTAATTCCCAACTAGCAACAACATTAGTCATTGATGTGTTGGTCTGTATAAATACTGTATATCCTGTACTAGAGTTTGTAAGCCTTCCTTGTAAAGATGTGCTTCCTGCTGTTACTGTTTTTTGGTCAAATATCTGTCCATCTTTTTTAATGATTACAGTATATGGGTTGGCAGTTGTTGATGTTATAACAAGGTCATATTCTACTCCTTTTGTGCTTCCAAAAATTAATAGTTTGTCAGGTAAACAAGCTACCTCTTCCATCTCATCTGTAAGAAAAGGAAAGTTAGTAACTTGATAAGTAACTATTGAACTATCAAATGCTTTACCTTTTTTTCTATGCAACCAAAAGTATAGGTCATAGTATGCTGCATTGTCAGAAGCAAAAAAGTCCTCAGAGAATTGTATTCCATAAGTCTCCTCTATAGCCTTTACAATTAGATGTAGTTTTAAAGCGTACTTTAATTCCTCGTAATATACTCCGTGATGATGTGAACCGTGAGGATATAAATTACCACCATTAGGGTCAGGATATTCTGCGTGGTCTGAATTATCACTATTGTAATATAGTCTAGTAGTGTGAGTTATTAATGGTGCTACTACTGCTTTGTTGTATGTTACTCCCCCTACGGTTTTATTGTAGCCATTTGTTAGTCCTGTTCTTACTGCTGATGCTGAGTAAGTCTGATTAAAGTTATTTAACCAATCTAGAGAGGATAGTGTATCTTCTCCTAGTAAATCTTTAAGGTCTACTGTATTACCAAAGAAAGTAATCTTATAAGCATAAGGCTTGTTATCTTTTAAGTCTACACCTTCTAGTTTTATTTTACCTTTTCTAAAAGGCTTATGGTTTAATTCAATATACGAGTTCTTCTTAGTCCTAGCATCAAATCCATTTACTATATTATAGTTATAGTAGTGTTCAAATATTTTGTTGTTAGTCTTTGAAGCAGGTAAGGTAAATGTCTTACTAAAGTCTGTAAAGATTTTACTAATGTCTTTTACGTTCTGAATGGTCTGTGTGATATTAACAGACTCATCAGCAAACATATCTACTCTTTCCCCTTCTATGTATAGTTGAATAACCTGCATCTATCTAATGTTGTTTATAGTATCGTAAGCATATGAGAAGTCTATTGTGTAATCTACTAATCTATCGTTTACACTTGTTTTGTATGTTAGACTCTCAGTATCTAATATAACAGGCAATACATTACTGCCAATAGTTGCCCAAACTTGTTCTGATAATAGCATTTCTTTTATAGGCTCATTCATACCTTCATCCATAAAGCCTGTGTTCATAGTAATCTTTTCAGAACCTTTAGCGTTTAGTATAGTATTAGAATGTTTGCTTGTGTTATATGTACCTGTACTTGTTACAATACTTCTTTTATACTTTTCTTTTTGTACTGCTAATCTCTCAATAGATTTTTTAAAGAACCATAAGTCTTGTAAAGCACCAAACTTGTTTACGAATGTTACTTTAATAGGCTCAAACTTAGGCTCACATATTCTTTTGATGTTTACAGTAATACCGCCTACACTTAGATTAGTAGCAGATGTAGAGAATGTAGCATAGTTTATAGAGCCTGATGCTTCTTCAGGTATTTGACCTGCTGTGTTTTCTAACCAATATACAGTTGTATTGCTTTGCATTAAAGTCAAATCTGTTATAGTAGGACTTGCTCCTTGCTCAAAATCTCCATAACCATCAAAGCCTGTGTGTGAGAAGCTGATAGGAGTGCCTACGGAAGCACCTCCTGCGTTTATAGCATCATAGAATGTAATACTACCAGTTATAGCTATTGCTTGGCTTAAATACGTTCCTGTATATTCTATGTCTATAAAGTCTCTTGCTAGTTCACTAATCTCAAACAAGACTCCATTAGAGCTGTCTGTGTCCTTTACTAAAGTGTATCTTAATACTCCACCAACAGATAGTTGCAATTCAGCAGATAGTGCAGTTGCTCTAGTATTGTAAATGTAGTAAGGACTTCTTAATAATATATTTGCCATTTTATTTTTCTTTTACTGTAAATGCTAAAAAATCTTCTAAGTCTAATGCGTACTTTTCTACTATCTCTTCAGGTAATGTTTTAAAAGCTTTCTCGAAAGGTGTTGTAAAAAACAAAGAAGGCTTAATGCCTTTCATATATATTGACCTAGCTATTAAAAAAGATATTGATTTCTGAAACCCTACTGTATTAATAGACCTACCTGTAAATTGACCTTTAGAGTTTCTAGGTGCTATTCCCTTTTTAACTATCCATTTATCTAGTTTACTAGGGGGTGGCATTTTATCAGTATATCTTAATGGTCTATCATCATAACCTTTAGCACCATACTTTACTTTTTTACCATCTACACCTCTATCTTGAAACTCTCCATATGGTAACATAAAGAATGAAATAGAGAAGCTGTTAGGGTTTACTACAACATCAGATGATATACTATTCTTTAAACTTCCGTTAGATGAAGGAGCTTTCTCTCTAGCACTATTAACTACATCTTTAGCAAATCTATTTAACGCTTCTTGAGTTCTTTTTAATTCCATTAACAAACAGTTATATCGTTCTCAATAATAACATCAAAAGTAGTAGCCCAACCTGCTAGCTGATTCTCAAACCTATCTCTAAATGGTTCTAAGTTTGCATCTCCTAGTACTTGGTACTTCTCTCTGTATAGTTGTCCTATTCTTAGTTTTTGTATTAGCCTGTTTGCTACTGCTAGTTGTGTGTTTAAAATATCTTGCTCATTGTTATTACCAACAAATGGGTCTACTACTGCATCCTTAGAAAAGTCTACAATATCCATACATAGTACAGATATATTAAATGTCATAGTATTTTCTCCTGATGTTACGTTGTTTACTATAACGTGTGATAAAGGAAAGATAGAGTTCTTATTTAAGTCCACCTCTGTTAAATCTCCATAGGTAACAGTCTCTACATTCTGGTCATCAAGTAACTCGTACTTAATCTTCTCTGTTAGTAAATAGAATCCTCTTATTGATTTGTTCATTTCATTTTGCTTTTTAATTGTCTTACCTCAGCTTCGTTTTTGTCTTTTAAAAATGACAACATCATAAAACACTTATGTATATTTAGTTTAGTGATATCTTCAACTCGTCTAATATCAAACTGAGCGAGTTGGAAAATTGACGAAGACCAACCCCACTTTTTTCCGAACTGAGATACTGCACCAAATTGGTCTCCTTGCTCTCCTCCAAATAATTCATCATAGCTTGAGATAAGTCTATCCCTAAATGATAAAAAAAAATAATGGAACTTATGACAGCTTCTAAAGGCATATCCTTCATTATCTCTCCATCGGTAACTTCATATTCCTTTATAAGATACTTCTCTCCGTATTTACTTTCTATTGGTCTGTAGAGAACAGCCATAGCTCTATGCATATTTTCCCAGTCTCCTAAAAAAGAATCTAAGTCCACATATTCCCCTAGACTTATGTCATCTAGCTTTGGTATAAAGCCATACTCTACACCTTTCATTTTAAACTTAGTTACTAGCTGAGGCTTCTGATTAAACATTTCTAATAGTATGTTACATATACTATCTACATCAGAAACTTTCATTTTAAGAGTGTCTGTTAGCTTTACCCCACAGAATATCTCTATCATCTTAGATGCTAAAAACTTCTCGTCTTCGTTGTTCTCTTGTATCTTTAAAAACCTTTGGTACTGGTCTAAAGTAACCTCAGATAATGAGTCAGGGATTGTTATTTCTATTTTCATATTCGTGTGCTTATATATATAACGTAATTTTTAGCCTATTTTAAATAAAAAAAGCACCCATCTCTGAGTGCCTCTTTCTTACTAACTAAACTTACTTATTAATCAAATACTGCAGCTAGTGATAGCAAGCATACAGTTCCTAATCCAAATACCAATATAAATGATATAAGGTATATAATATTCTCAGGGTCTTTACTAAGCCAATTTCTCATAATGATATATTTTAGATTCTATTTCGTTTATAACATATTTTGATAGTAAGTCTGTGATGTCTGTTTTAAGACCGTCTACTGATGTGTGTAGTATCTCTATTTGGTCTCCTACTGGTGCAAAGGAATAATTAC